CCGCGCCGGAACTCCGTTCGCGGAAGAAAATTGCTATGACCACGGTCAAAGCAGTTATCACCGCTTGGGTTCTGTGCAATTGGCGAGCGCGTCCCCGTAATGGGAACGCGGTCATCTTTTGCAGAAAACTATACTCCCGTGTTCTGAGAGACCCGCATGCGGCTCTCAAAGATCTAAAGGGGTCAACAAACGACGCAAGATGGCAAGCCTTACGAGGCACGCACATCGGTCGCAATACGAGGGGTAAGCTCTATCCTAAATGCTTTAGGGCGAATAGGAGACAGCTATACATCCTCAGTTGTATCAGCAGAGCACTTCCTCTTGGATCCCAAAGGGTCGAAGAGGAGGCACTCGCCGACTTTATGAAAGTCGTTACTGTCCCGGCTCCTGACCTAGGTGAGGAGCAACGGCAGCTACTAGACGACTTCTGCAACGATTCTTTTAACATTCGTATTCGCGAAAGTTTTCAGAAATCGATGGAAAAGAAGTCTTCAATAAACAAATGGTCGTTGGCGACCGGGAAATCAACCATCGAATGCCAGCCCTATTCAGGGTCGGCGTGCGTTGGTTATCCCTCTAAGACCGGCGGACGATCCGCTGCAACCTTTGCGGTTGTCGGACCATCTAAGTCGTCATTAAAATTTTCACCATTCTTCTTACGTGCTGATCACATGAAGAAGAATTACGTGTTAAAGTGTCCAAAACCTTCTCCGGCTCCTTCGGAAGCCATTGGGGTCAAGGAACGGGGCTACAAAGTGAGGATCGTTACTCTCAACGATCCCTACCGCGTGGCCAAAGCACATATTTACCGTCAGGAACTTTTCAAGCGCGCTTGCAAGGCTCCTTTCACGGTTCTGGGGGATCCTCCCGCTGTGATCGATCTTTCGGCTCTCCACGATTGGAGTGACGAAGGAAGAGAACGGCGCTGGATCTTTTCTATGGATCTCAAATCTGCTACGGACAATATTTCGCATATTGCCCTTAACAGAGTTTGTGAATTTTTAGGTATTGACAGCGACTTAGTCCATACGGACTTTGTCATTGACGATATCCCTGTGAAGCGTGGGGCCTTCATGGGTATGCCACTTTCGTGGACTATCCTTGATTGGACCCACCATTTCATTTGCAAGAAAGTCGACTCACTTGGTCTTTACCGACACAAGGGAGATGACTTAATTGCTTTCTGGACCTGGAAACAATATAGGCACTACAAGTGGTGCTTAAAGCGTTTCGGGTATAAGATGAATGTTAAAAAGACCTTCCATTCCAGGGATATGGGCACCTTTTGTGAGGCGCTCTATCGCTTAGAGGGGAAGGCGCTTGTGCTGCAACCGACCGTATCAGTACGATCGCTTGTAGTAGCTTCTAACGTTGATTCAATTTCGGTCATGTCTGCGGCCTCCCAGGAGGCCTACAGACGCGGCTTTAATATGAATGTTTTCAATAGGGCTCTTGAAGGTAATTTCGCTCGCGAAATCGCCATCTTGAAGCAACGGAGAATACCTCTCTACCTCCCGCGGGTGGTAGGAGGCGCTGGATTGGTTCCTTCGGATCCAAACCAGAAACTCTCACACTTTGAATCAAACTGGTTCTGGGGGTGTCTCGATAAAGACATGCCCGGAATCCGGTCGAATCTTGAGAAAAGGGAGGGGCCTTATGGGCGTTCAGCTCATAAAGCCCTTTCCAAACTCAAATACCGTTCAG